AATTGGCGGGCCGGATTTATCCCCCTAATGCAGGGCCTTTTCACCGATTGGGCCGAGGCGTGGACGGCGGAGTTGGGGGTGGATTTTGAGCTGGTAAAACCCACGCTGGTGCAAACTATTTTTAACGATTACGTGCCGCATTTTGTGAAACGCCATCAGGGGGTGAGTGAATCTGCGGTAATCAACCTGCTCTCCCGCGCCCGCACGGAGGGCTGGGATACCCTAGAATTGCAGGACGCGCTTCAGGGGCGGTATAGCCAATGGTCAACCCTGCGGGCCGAGATGATAGCTCGCACCGAAACTCTGCGTTTGGAAAATAGGGCATCGGTGGCCGCCTTTCAGCAGGGCGGGGTGACTGAGGGGGAGTGGTTTGCCACGCCGGATGATAGGCTCTGCCCGTTTTGCCGAAAATTACACCAGCAAAAATTCCCCCTGGGTGAACCGCTCTTCAAAAAGGGCGAGTCGATGCAGGCGGCGGGCGGCTTGTTAAAAATGAATTATGAGGACGTGCGCCACCCGCCTCTTCACGTTTTTTGCCGATGCGTGGTGTTGCCCGTAATTACGGTGGCCGAGCTGGGCGGTGAGATAGTGGAGGTGGTGCCGTTGGATTATGAGTTTGACCCGGAGGTGGTTTATTAGGGGTTAGGGATTGGGGGGTGTAAATTTCAATGTGGTATGATTGCACTTAAATTAAGCGGTGCTGGGAATTAGGGCAAAACAAAAAAAGCCTCGCCGATTCTGAATCGGCGGGGCTTTTTGGCGTTTGGGGGTGGTGGTTAGAGGTCGGCCCAAATGCGCTGGCCTGTTAATTCATAGTAGGTATTGTGTAAGGCGGTAGCCTGGGCGTGGAGGGCTTCGGCTTCCTGCTCGGTGGCGGTTTCAAACGCTTCTAAAATATCGTTATAAATCTCGCGCAGGGTGGTAGGGCTTAGGGTGTCGAGGTTAAGGTTAAGCATTGTGGTCTCCGTTTCGCTGAGTGTGTGTGGGGGGGGGTGAATTAGAATTTGAATACGTATAGGGGATGATTTTTGAACCGTTTGATGTCCTCATCGGAGGCCGGATAAACCTCCTCAACCGTTCGACCGTTGCCCCAATCGTTTCGGATGTAACGTTCAGCAAATTCAAATTCATCAACATCATCAGGGATTGATACGAGGGTCTCCTCATCGCAATCAGTTGTTACAACATAAATCGTTTCTGCTGGTAGCCGCGATGATTTTCGCCCTTGCACCACGTGGGGTTTACACCCCGTACAGATTTTGTAACCCAACGGGGTTAGCCATTTTGCATCTGCGCCACAATTAAAGCATTTTGAAGTCATTTTCGGTCTCCGTTTCGGTGGGTGTGAATTACGTTACTGTATCTACTATAATACACTAATTTTTTGTTTTGTCAATACTAAACAATGAAAATAGGCAATCAATTTTTATTGTTTTAAGGTTGGGGGCGGCTGAATGTTTTAGCCGCTTTTTTTTGGCGTTGGTGGGGCAAATGCTGGGCGGGGATTTGCTGTTGAGTAGGCTGGTGGGGTGGTGTAGAATTGAGGCGGAGGTATTTGAAATGACAAAACTATTCAAATCTGGTTTTTTCGCATTACAAAATAAAGCCGCCGAGGGCGGCGATGATACGCCCGACGGCTATTTTAAGGGCATCGTTTCGGTGTTTGGCAACGTGGATGATGGGGGCGACGTGATTATGCCGGGGGCGTTCCAAAAAACCATTATGGAACGGGCCATTCGCATTAAGGGCCTCTGGCAACACGATACCGCGTCGCCGCCGATTGGAAAAACTATCTCGCTGGCCGAGGTGGGGCGGGATGAGTTGCCGCCGGAGGTGCTGGCTAAATCGCCCGGCGCGTTGGGCGGCCTGCAATTGGAAGCGCAAATTTTGCCCACCAGCTTGGGCAATGATGTGCTGATTGGGATGCGGGCCGGGGCAATCAATGAAATGTCATTCGGGTTTGAGGTGATTAAAGACGAGGTTTCTCTGCCTGAAAACGCCCAGCGTCCCCTGCGGGTAATCCGCGAGGTGCGGCTGTGGGAGTGGTCGCCCGTAAATTGGGGAATGAACTCCGCCACCCACATTGGTAATGTGAAGGCTCTGGAGGCGGCGTTAGCCCGCGACCCACTGGCCGCCTTAAACCAGGTATTAAAGCAGGCCGGGGATATTCCCCCGGAGGTGGCGTTGCCCCTGCTGGCCGAGTGGCTAGGAAAAGCCGGGCGGGTTTTATCCGCCACTAATGTCAAAAAAGTTGAAAATGCCATCGCCCAAATGGGCGAGGCGATTACCGCGCTGGAGGCCCTGTTGGAGTCAGCCAAGCCGCCCCAGGAAGACGATTATAAACTGGTGGCACTTACTGAGGCCCGCGCCCGTGCGCTCAAATTATCATTGGATTTAATAGCGTAAAGGACGAAAAATGGACTCTGTAAAACTAGCAAATGAGGCTCGCGCCCTATTGAAAAAGGCGCAGGAAAAAATGCAGGCCAATCAGGGGGATAAATTCACCCAGGAGGCCCAGCAGGAAATTAACCGGATGTTGGATAAGGCCGATAGTTTGAAGGCGCAAAGCGAGCAGGCCCAGCGGCTCGAAAAGGGGCTTCATCATTTTGAAACCCCAGAGCCGGGGGCGCAATTGCCCACCCCCGTGCCGGTTGACCCTCAGCAAAAGCAAATTGAATCGAACGCCCAATACACCACCGCCTTTAACAGCTATCTCCGCAAGGGGCTGGGGCGGCTCAACCCCAGCGAGCAGAAGGCATTGCAGGCGGGTTTTCAGGAAACCAAAACCCTCACCGGCAACACCGGGATTGACGGCGGTTTTCTGGCCCCGGCTGATTTTCGGGCCACGCTGATTGAAGAACTTGCTGAGATGAGCGGCCTGCGTGGGCGGGTCAATGTTACCCCCGCCAGCGGCTCGCATTTGGAAATCCCCCGCGTGGAGGGGGCCAGCGGTGATAACGCCGGGATTTACGCCAACGGCATTGCCATTTCGTGGGTCAACGCCCCGTCGGGCGTGGATGACGGCGTAACCGAGCCGGAGTTTGGTTTGTTGCGAATCCCGATGCACGATGCGGTTGCCAAAACCCGATTGGGCCTAAATATGGTCAACGACTCGGCGGTTAGCATTGAGCAGGCCCTCCCCCGCTGGTATGGCGAGGCGATGGGGCTAATGACCGATTACGTCATTTTAACTGGCACCGGGCGCGGCCAACCGCTGGGCATTTTGAATGACCCCGACGTGGCGGTGGATGTGTCGGCGGTCTCCGCCACGATTGACGGCGATGACCTGATTGATTTGGTTTATGGCCTGCCGGCCCAATACACGGCCAATGCCGGGTTTATCACCAGCCGCACCAATCTAAAATCCGTCCGCAAACTGCAAGATTCGAATGGCAATTATATCTGGCAACCGGGCCTGCGCGACGGCGAGCCGGATAACCTGTTGGGCTATCCCGTAATCCAGAGCAGTTTTATGCCAGACATTGCCGCCGGTGCGAAGGCGTTTATTTTTGGCGACCTGAATTATTACCGCCTCGGCGAGAGCCAGCAAATGACCATTATGGTTATCCGCGAAAAATACATTGAGGAATTGAAAGTCGGTTATATGGGCCACAGTCGAATGGGCGGGCAGGTATCCGTCGCCCGTGCAATGCGGATTTTGCAAGCCAAAGCCTAAATTTAATTTTAATCAGGGCGGGGGGGTGAACCGCTTACTTTAACCCTGATTATACAAAGGAGATTTTTCCTAATGTTTAGACAAGCATCCGAATTTGTGCGCATTGAATCGCTGGTAAAACCAGACGCATTGGCGGCTGGGGCCACCACCGCCAGCGATATTGATATTAGCCAATTTGAGCGCGGCCTGTTGATTTTAGACCTCGGCGTGGCAGGCGGCACGTCCACCGTTGATTTGGTGGTTCAGCACGCCGATGCCGCTGGCGGCAGTTACGCCACCATTTTTACCGCCACCCAAATGGCGGTGGCCGATGATGAGACTTTGTATTATTTGGATTTGGATTTAACCAACCCAAATATTAAACGGTATTTGCAAGTAACGCTCACCATTGGCACCGCCGCCGCCGATGCCGCCGTTTCCCTGCTATTGACCACCGCCCGCACTGAACCCGTCTCCCAGCCCGCCGATGTTTCCGCATTAACCGGCACGTGGGCGGCTGGAATTTTGGTGGCCTAAAAATGACAATACTAAAAGGTCGGCCTAAATTGGGCGTAAATGTACGAATGGAAATCCGGCGCGACGGCGCGACGGTTGAGAGCCACGATTTGGGCCATAATTTAATGGTCAACACGGGGTTAAACCATATCGCCGCCCTGCTGGAAAATGAATCGGCTGTAACTGGAATGGGCTGGATGGGCCTCGGCTCCGGCACCGCCGCCGCCGCCGCTGGCGATACGGCTCTGGGTACCGAGCTGGGCCGGGTGGCGTTGACCAGTAAAACCCGCACCGCCAACGCGGTTGAATACGAAGCCACTTTCCCTGCGGGGACGGCCACCGGTGCGGTGACTGAGGCGGCTATTTTCAACGCCGTTGCCGCCGGGGATATGTTGGCCCGGATTGTGTTTCCCGTAATGAACAAAGCGCCGGCGGCTGAGTTTGTCTATTATTGGACTGTTACCGTGTCGGATGATGGGGTGTAACGATGGCGTTAATTGGCGATGACCCTACGCTCTGCCCGCCGTTGGGCCGCCACCGTTTGGGGTTTAACTTTGGCCCCGGCGATGGGGTCGCGTTTTCGGAATCGGCAACCCCCCGCGTAATCACAACGGTTGACGATGGGGTGGCTACCCAAGACGGTATCAATTTTCAACGGGTGACGTTGCAAATTAACGACGGGGCCAGCGTGAGCGAATCCAGCGGTTTGACGGTAACAGTCATTTTAACCGACGGCATAATTACGGCGGATAACGCTGGCGGCTATTTTTTGCCCAGCCTACTCATTACACTGGAGCCAGAGCCATTTAACGCCGCCCCGGTTGCCGGGGTGTTTCAAATTGCTCAGGGAGACACCGCCCCCCGGCTGGTATTCGCCATCATTGAAAACGGCTATTTGATTTTTACAGGCGATGTTCTAACGGTGACTGCCCAATTCAAGCTCAAATTGAGCGGAGCCAGCACCTATACCATTAACGCCCCGTTGACGTACCAAAACGGACTGTTTATTCACGAATTTACCGCCCCCCAAACCGATATTCCCGGCGAGTACCAGGGCGAAGTAACCTTGACCTTCCCAGACGGCAGTACGATGACCACCGAAACATTCACCCTGCGAATCAGAGAGGCGGTTTAGGTTTAATGCCTACTAAAACCCCTTTGGCTGAAAACGGGCGAATGTACTGCTCAACCACCGATGTGGCCCAGCGTTTGGAAATGGCGAGCCTGCCCGCCACCAATGTGGAGCGGTTGATTGTGGCCGCCACCGAGCGCATCGAGCGCGAAACCGGACGGGTGTTCACCCGCACCCCGGCAGAGGGTTTTGAAACCCGCACGTTTTTAACCGAGCGCAGTCGGCTGGCCCCGGTGGATGACCTGCTAGAGATTAACAGTCTAACTTTGGGCGGCACGGCGTTAGACACCGATGATTTGTATTTAATGCCGCTGGGCAAAACGCCCACCACGTGGCTGGAATACCGGGCCAGCTATTTGTGGCCGCCGCGCGGTTTTCTGGAAATCAGCGGGGCGTGGGGCTATAGCGCCGCCACCCCCATTGAGATTTGGGATGCCTGCGTGATTTGGGTGGCTCACGCCGTCCAGCGGGTGGTAACGGGCTATCAGGACGCATCCGCAGACCCGACCAGCGGCAGTTTGGTTTTTGCCCAGCCAATGCCGCCAGAGGTGCGGCGCATTATAGACCAGTATCGGAAGACGGTTTTATGAAAATGGAAATCACCGGGGCGGAGCTAGAAAAGCGGCTCAAACAGTCCCCCCAAAAATACGAGCCGAAAATCCGCCGTTTTTTTGAGCAGGCTTCAATGCTGGCGTTGGGCAATGTTCAGCGTGAAACCCCGGTCAACACGGGGGCGTTGCGCTCTTCCATTGGTTATGAAATACGCGGCACGGCGGCCAATATGCAGGGCGTGGTTGGCACCCCCCAGCATTACGCGCCCTATGTAGAAACTGGCACCGCCCCCCACTGGTCTCCCCTGCGCCCCCTGCGTGAATATGCCCGGCGCAAATGGGGCAAAAGCGGGGCGGCGTTGGAGGCATCGGCACGGGGCCTTCAACGAAAAATAGCCGCCAAAGGCACCACCGGGGCGAAGATGTTTGAAAAGGGCTTCAACAAATCCGAGCCGGATATTCAAAAAATGTGGGGCAGTACGTGGGCCGAGATTGCGAGTGATTTATGAGCGAAAATAGCACCACCATTAGCGCGGTGATTGAGGCGTTGGTGGGTATTTACCGCCGGGGATTCTCCCAAAACGCGGGGGCGCGGCAAATTAAAGGGGTTGAGCCGGCCCGCCCTGAAAACGTAACCAGTTGGCCCATTCTGTATTTTGCCCTGAATGAATTTAGGGTGGTGGACGGGGCATTTGCCGCCGCCCTGCCCAGCGTGCAACCCAACCCCCGCCCGCTGGCGTTTGGGCAGATGCGTTATGAGACCAAATCCCGGCGGAGCCAACTGATAGACCACGAATTTGTGGGCCAGCTACTGGTAACGCCTCGGCGCAATTTGCCGCAGGATGATTTACTGGCCCGCCAGTTTGTGGACGTGATGATTCCCTTCCAGGCTGAAAACGCCACGCTCGGAGGGCTGGTTGAAAAATGTTTCATCACCGGGGGGCGGTTTGGAATTTTCACCATTGGCACGGTGGCGGATATTCAAAAGGAATTTTTAGGCATTGAATTTAATTTCACGGCTCAATTTTGGGCTTAAAATTCAGGAGATGAGTAATGACCACTTCAATTGACGGCCACAATTGGTACATTTCATTTGATGGGACTGACATCAGTGGACAGTCGAACAGTTGTTCGTTGACGGGTACAATGCCCGAAAACGATATAACTTCATTCGGCTCGGATTGGGAGGAGTATTCTGGCGACGGGGTGAAAGGGTGGTCGGTTTCGGCCACGGTGTTCCATAGCGAGGGGGCCAGTGCGCCCAGCGATATATTGGAGGACGCTTGGTTTGCGGGCGGTACTCACGAAGTCATACTTTCTCCAGCGGGCAATAACAGCGGCGATAAAAAATACACAGGCAATGCAATGGTGAGCGAATTTGGAATGGAAGCCGGGGTGGGCGACGGGCCAATTATGGTCAGTGTAACCCTGAAAGGTTCAGGCCCGTTGACCCCTGGCACGGCGGCCTAACCTGGCCCTGTGTGTGGCCCAGCGTGCGGATTTTAGGGGCGGCAATGGCTCATCATATAGGCCGCCGCCCCTTTTTGCGCTATGGGCGGTGGGGCCAACAGCCTTAGCATAATTAACATTAAATTAACGTAAATAGCAGGAGGTCAACGTGCCACGGAAACAACGGGGGCGGCTCATCCGCTCTACCGATTTAACCAGCCAGCCCAACGGCGCGGTGCGGCTGGCGAGTAGCATCCCCACCACCGCTTTGCGGGGGATGATGGCTTTGCAAAATATCAGCGGGCAGGCCCTAAACCTGAAAGGGGCTAACTTTTCAGCATTGGCTGGGGAATTGCGGGCGGCTCTGGACGGGTGCGTTTTGGATTGGAACTGGCGCACCGATTACGAAGCGGATTTGATGGCTCCGGTGGTGACGGAGGCGGGCGATTTAGGCCCGCACTTAATTGAATTAGACACGCCGATTCCCCAATTTCTAATTGGCTATCGTCTTTATTTGGGCGACTGGCCGAGCGAAATTGAGCCGCTGATTATTCAAAAAATAGCCAGCGACGGCTTAGAAGTCCAGGCCAAAGGGCGGTTGAGCCGCTCCCACCAGCCGCCTGAATCGTGGGTGGTAATTGGCTATCCGCCGCCCGGCCCAGCGGCTTATGAAAAATTGGGTTTGGTGGAGCTAATATGGCTCATCAACGCAATCGCGGGCGTGATTATTCCCCCAGATGCACAAAAAAAAATGATACCCTCCGCTGGGACGTAATGCGGGCGGTGGGCATTGGGGGGGCTGATAACCCCGTCCCCTGGCCGCTGTTGGAGTACCGGCTGTGCCAGAAATACGCCTGCACCCCCAGCGAGCTACACGCCCAAAATCCAGCGGTGATTTATCAGCATTTGATTGTAATGGGGGGCATTGAGGCCGCACGCCGGCTTAAAGGGAAAAAACGCAATGGCAAATGAATATTTAGTCAGTCTGGTAATTAACGCAAAAGACAATGCGAGCCAAACGCTGGGCAAAGTGGGCGCGGCGTTGGGTGGCGCGACGGCGGCGGCGGGCCTGGCGGCGGGAGCCGCCTTTGGCGCGGTGGGGGTAAAAAGTCTTCAAATGGCCGGGCAGGTAGAATCGGCCTCGGCTTCAATGGCGGCCAGTATGGGGTTGGCCGAGGGCGAGGCTGAAAAATTTGAGGGCATTATGACCGATATTTACGCCAACAATTTTGGCGAAAATTTCGAGGATATTGCCGAGTCTATTTCGCTGGTTGAGCGGAATATGAAAAACCTGCCGCAGGATTCTATTCAGGGGATTACCGAAGAGGCTTTGGCCCTGCGGGATGTTTTTGGAAAGGACGTTCAGGAAACCACCGCCGCCGCCGCCACCCTAATGGAGGAGTTTGGCTTAAGCGGCGAGGAGGCAATGGACGTTATTGCCGCCGGGCTGGAAGGCGGGCTGGATAAACAGGGCGACTTCCTAGATTCAATTGGCGAATATTCTAATCTGTTTTCTGAAAACGGGGCCTCGGTCGAGGAGTTCTTTTCCCTAATGGAAACGGGAATGGCGGGCGGGGCGTTGGGGACTGATAAGGCCGCCGACGCATTTAAAGAGTTCGGCATTCGCCTTCAGGAGGAGAGCGAAAGCGGCGTGGCGGCCCTAAATTCATTAGGGCTAAACGCCGACGCTATGTATGCGGGCCTGCGGGATGGGTCGGTAACATCGGCGGAGGCGTTTCAGCAGGTGCTGGGGGCGTTGGCGAGCGTGGAAGACCCGCTGGAGCGCAATCGGCTAGGAACTGAATTGCTAGGCACCCAATGGGAGGATATGGGGGCATCTGCGGTGTTGGGTATTGATATGGCCGCCACCAAAATGGGGGATTTGGAGGGCGCGGCGGACGGCCTCAACGCCAAATATGACAACCTCGGCGACGCCTTCACCGGGCTGGGGCGGCAAATGGAAGTCGCGCTTCTGCCGATTGGGGAAATTTTGCTGGGGCTGATAAATGATAATATGCCCGCAATTGAGGCGGCGGTGGCGTGGTTCACCGATACGGGTGCGCCCGCAATTGAGGCGTTCGCCACCAGTGCCGTGGCGTGGATTCAAAACCTAATCACACAGGCTGGGCCAATCATTGACGGATTTGCCGCCAAATGGGATACCACCCTCGGCCCGGCATTGCTATTGATTGAAAACGCTTTCACCCGCATTACAACGGCTATGGGATTAACGGGTGATTCAATGACCGTGACCGACGGTATTTTAATGGCCCTAAAAGGCACTCTGGACGCGGCGGTGATTGGTTTGCAGGCGGTGGCGGTCATAGCGCAGGGCGTGGCCTGGGGGGTTGAAAAAATATCCGAGGCGATTCAAATTGCCATCGGGCTATTTAATCAATTGGGTGACATAATGGAATTGGCTGGAGACAAAATACCGGACTGGATGAAGCCCGGCTCACCGCCCCCGCTTTACCACGCCCTGAATGATATTTCTGGCGCACTGCGGGGGATGCCGGACGTGGGCGAGGCGATGGGGCTGGGCGGCGTGGGTGCGCCGGCAATGGCCGGGGCTGGCGGCGGCGGCGGCGGGCCAATGGCGATTCAGGTGAGCATTGGCTCGGTGACTGAGGGGGACGCATTTAACGCCGGGCAAAAGGCTGGAGCTGGTATCGCCGCTGAGTTACGGCGGCAGGGAGCGATTCTATGAATATAGTTTCTTTTGACGGCTGGACATTGCCAACGGCTCTGGCTGAATACCGATTTGAAAACGCCAGCGTCGCCGGGGCCACCCCGATTCTGGGGGCGGCGGGCTTTTGGGATAGCCAGGGCGATAAAACCGTTTTGCGCCCCCGCCCGGTGCGGGCCGACTTTCTAATTACCGGGGCGACGTGGGCCGCTTTAGATTCAGCGGTTGACGCGGCGCGGGCGGCGTTGCTGGGGGGGCGGGGTTTGCTCAAAGTGGCGGTTGGTGATTCGCTTACCACCGCCGACCGCCGGGCGTTGGCTCGGTGTACCAAGTTTGAAACCCCGTATGGTTATGAGGACTACTTGCAGGTCAAATGCTCGGTGGAGTTTGAAATTTTGCAGGGGGCGTGGGACGCTGAATCGGCCAGCTCGGTGAGCCGCAGTGGAACGGCGTTTAGTGTAAGCACCGGCGGCAATGCCCCGGTGAGCCGCACGCTGGTGATTACACTAAATGGCGCACTTTCAGCCAGCGTAACATTAACCAATACCACCACCGGCGAAGCCTTGACCTATGATGCCTTGACCAATACGCTGGGCGCGGGCGATTCGGTGGAGATTGATTGCGGGGCGATGACCGTGCGGGAGAACGGGGCCACCAATCGCTGGGATAATTTGACGCTGGGAAATACGCAGGCCGGGTTTATGTCGCTGGCGGCGGGGGCAAATACGTTCACCGCGTCCCCGGCGGTTTCGGTTGATTTTGATTGGCGGGATGCGTGGTTTTAATGATTACGGGAATTGGCTGTTGAGGTGTATCTGGGGTTGTGGTATAGTAGTTACGGTTCACCCAACCCTGCTCTGGAGCGGGTATAACGGCTCCCCCAGCCGGCCCGCTCCAACCCGATTGACACCCCATTTGAAGGCGGTTGAAGCAACCGCCAAATTGAGAAGCCCCCTCCCACGCATTTTTGGAGGGGGCTATTTTGTTAAATAGCGTTTATATAATGGATATTAAATTAAGTGGAGGTTTTTATGGGATTACTAGATAGGCTGGCCGGCTCGGAAGAGCCGAAGATTTCGGTTCATACGTTTATGGCGTTACTGGCTGAATTTAAACGCGGGCATATTACGGGCCAGCAGGCGATTCAGTATTTGGAATTATCCGACTCGGAGGTGCAGGAGGCGCAGGCCCTCATCGCTAAAATTAACGCCGGGGCGGTTGACCGGGCTGATATTCACGATGTATTGTTATTGTTAGAGGTGGGAGCCTATACCAAATCAATTGCTAGAAACAGGCTAATGGGAGTGTAATTATGACCGCATTTGCGAGCGCAGTGGTGCAGGTGGCCGCCAATACCAGCACGGGCAATCAAACCATTACCGCCCCAGATTTAGGGGGCGCAACGCCCAAAGCGGCTTTATTCATCATCAGCCGAGCAACGGCCAACGGCACGGCGGTCGGCACGGCGGCAATCGGCGTGGGGGCCACGGATGGGGCGAATGAGTGGGCGCACTCGATGCGCTCAACAGATTCAGCGGGGACAACCGACACACGGCGGGGGCGCACAAATTCAGCGTGTGTAGCGTTATTTGGAACTGGCACGGCGTTTGAGGCCGAGGCATCGTTTGTATCATTCTCGCCCGGTGGGGTAACAATTAACTGGTCAACCGCTCCCCCCAGCGGGCGGCTGTTGGCGGTGGTATTGCTGGCCGGCACGGAGCTGGATGTTGAAGCTGGCGATTACAACTTAGGGGCGACCGTTGATGCCACTCAGACAATAACCACCGGGTTTGAAACGGATATTGTTTTGGGGTTAGGGGGAGGGATTGCCATTACCACTAGTAACACCGGGTTTATTTCGTTTGGCGCGGCAACTGCCTCAACCCAGCGAGGCGTTTCGGCTATTGACCGTCCTGGGCGTGCCAGCACCGTTCTGGCGGCGTACTACACCGAGCAATATACAAACGCATTAATCACCGAAACCGGATTTTCCGACGCATCTGAAATTGCAATGACTAGCACCGGATTCACAGTAACTGCCAAGGGGGCGGCGTTTACCACCCGCGAATACGGCTACCTCGCCCTCGGCCTGCCGGAGGGGTATTCTGCCGATTTGCGAACCATTAACCCCCCAGCCTCGGCGAGTGGGGCGGTGAGCTACACCACCGGGCTGGGTGGCGGTGTAGCTTTGTTTGGTCTTTCCCTGCTGGGCGCGGCGGACGTGGTAAATACCAGCGGGCAGGCGGGGGCGATTGGGCTGGGCGCGGCGGCGTTGCAACCCGGCGGCGGGACGGCGGATTATTCTGCCAGCTATATGAGCGAGGACGGGGTGGCTACCAGTAACACCGAATCCCGCGCCAATAGCCAACTGGAAATCTACACCGACGGCGGCGGCGGCTATTTGCGGGGGGCGGTAATAGTTGACCCCGCCGACGGGTTTTCTATCAATTACGCCAGCTCCGGCGTGGCCTATTCCCCCCTATGGTGGGTTTTGCATATTGGGGAAACGCCGAGTTTTAAACCAACGTATGAAGTGGGCGATTTGCGGGTTGATATTCTGGACGCCAGCGGCAATCTGGTGGGCGACGGGCCATTGATGACGGTAATGGACGTGAAACGCACTCGCGAGCTTGACCGCATCGGCGGAGTGCGATTCCCCGTGCCAGCGACCGACCCCCGCACCCAATATTTAACCGCCGGGCGGCGTTATAAACTGTATCACACCACGCACGGCTATCTGGGGGAATATCTGCACCGCGAGCTATCCGTCGCGCCGGGCGACCGCCCTTTGTTGACGGTGGAGGCGGATGACCAATTGCGGGAGCTGGCCCAAATTTCCACGCTGTTCAATCGGAATTATAACAACCAGTTTCTGGGCGTAATTACCACCGATTTGTTGACGCTGGCCGCCGGCTGGAGCGGCGGCTCGGTGGCGAACGTGGGTTATACCACAGCGGAATTTCAGGGGGAGAGCGTTTTGTCTGCCATTGTAAATCTGGCAAAAGGCGGCGGGGCGCACTTCAGGCTGAATGGCGACCGGGTGCTGGATTTTGGCGAGTTTGGCTCGGCCAGTGGGGTGCGGGCGGTATTGCCCCCAGAGTTGAGCGGGGCCACCCCCACCGGGGCCAGCGAGATTTGCTATATTGATTCGGTGAGCGTGGCCGAGGAGGGCGGCGGGATTGTGAATCGGATTATCGCCTTGGGTGCGGGGCAGGGGGAGAGCCAGCTTTCCCTGCGGTGGGTTCAAAATATAAACGCCAGCTATCCGGTTCAAAGTGGTACTAATCCCGACGGCTCAACCTATTATTATATTCAAGATTCGGCCAGCCAGACGGCCTATGGGACGATAACAAAAATTTATCGGCGCAATGATATTCGCCCCATTAGTAACAGTCTGGGCGATTTACAGAACGCCGCCGATGCCCTATACAATGCCGCCCTCGCCACCCTGCTGGCGCATAAAAGCCCGCAGACTAGCTACAAATTGACGGTGCGGGCGTTAGATTCGGCGGCGGTGTTGCCGGGCGATACGCTCCACGTATTTTACCGGGGGGTGGTGACGCTGGGCGGCTCGCCCTATAAATGGCTGGATATTGACCGGGCTATGGTCGTTTTATCGGTGACAGATGAGTTTGATGAAAAGGGGAATATTCGCCACGCGCTGGAGGTCTCTGCCAGCGGCATCCGCCCGGTGAGCGACGCGGGGCTGGTGAGCGAAATGCACCGCGATTTGCAGGTGGTGCGGGGGAATATTCAACCGGGAATAACCTACAATAAAGTGGGGCCGTTTGAAGAAGAAATTGCGCCGGGCTTTGATGTCTCCCTGCCCGTGCGAATTGGGCCGGAGGTGCTCTTCCTGAATAACGCCAAACTGCGGTTCACCACGCGGCCATTGCGGGCCACCGTTAAAGGCTCGGCGGCGGGGGGCGGCTCAACCCAAACGTCGGCCAGCACCGCCGCCCATAGCCACGATAGTGTGGTGTTTAACCGGATATTGGTGTCGGCCCTAAACTCTAACCATAAGGCGGTCTATATTCACCAAAATGACGGAACTGTGGTATTCCCTTCAAACGACGCTGGCCCCGCCCAATATACCAAAACCACCACGGCAGAAAATGTACACAGCCACAATGTTACGATTCCGGCGCATACCCACGCGCTGGATTATGGGATTTATGATGACACCAATCACCCCCAGAATATTCAAATTTGGATTAACGGCACCGACCGCACCGCCGCCCTCGGCGGCCCCTGGGCGGCCACCAATGCGGCGGTGGACGTGGAGGTGGATATTGCGGAATATTTCAGAGACGCGAATGGGGATTTGCTCCAGCAAAATCACGAAGTGGTTTTTAAAGTTTTTGGCGGCACGGATAACCAAGGTGTTATTACCGCTGAAATTGATATGATGCTCACGATTCAGGCGATTGCGGTGGCGTAATGGGCTATAGTTTAGGAGCGCGAGACGGTAACGAGCGGTTTATCATCGCCGTATTTAGGGCGATTGGCGGGCTGGCGATTCAGCACCCGCCGGGGACGGGTTTCGATTTGACGGCGGTTTGGCGGAGCGTGTATTTGGTGGAGGTGAAACGCTCGGCGCGGGCGCGGCAGACGGAAGTGACTCCACTGGAGGCGAAGGTGGCGGCGGCGGTGGCGGCGGCAGGCGGGGAGGTTCATTTCATAGTGACTCCGCTGGAGTTATTAACGCTGGTTGAGTTTAATTGGCGCACGGCCTCCCTAAACACATTGCTGGCGTTAGATGAGGCGGTAACGCAATTCGCCGCCGAGTCGCCTCCGGGCTGGCGCAAGCTGGCCCTGCGGGTGCGGGGGGCGTTGGAGGCGGCGGCAATGTAACCGCGCAGGGGGTTGACTTTCCCTCAAATAAAAAAGCCCCACCGATTCTGAATCGGTGGGGCTTTTTGGTGTTTGGGTGGCTTAATTTAACGCCAATTATACTAAGGGCGGATAGAAGCGTGGCGGCTTTCCAAATATAAAACGTGGGCGGGGGTTAAAGCCTCGCAAAAATCTACGCTGTGGGTGGCGACTATGAATTGACAGTCGGGCCTCCATTGGCTCAAATCGTGGGGGAGGCGGTATTGCCAATCGGGGTGCAGGCCGTCGGTGGGGGAATCGAGCAAGATGATAGAATCAGACGGCGGCAACTCTAGCCAACGTTTTAGTGAATCGCGGTGAGCGGCTCCTCGCCCGCTGGGGTAATCATCGGGCCGTAACCACGCCATTGTATTTTTGAAAGCCCCCGGATAAATCAATGGCTCACCGGGCGGTAATAAGAGCCAAGCGTTGTCAGGGGATAGGCGATTTTCGTGGGGCGCAGTCACCCCAATGGAAATGCTGGGATTTTCTATTAAATGGCAATCAACCGTCTCGCCGTCCTGCATCGGTATTGCAAGTTGATTGAAAATTGCGTAGATAGTTTGCAGTAAAAACGTTTTGCCAGAACCGTTTTCTCCCGCCAATGGAAAAATCGCCGGGGTGAGCGGGGGAATTTCTATGGTGCGGTTGTTGATTGTAAATCGGGTTATTTTCATTTTGTTAGCCCGGTGGATTGACGCTTTTTCCGAACCAAATGCCCGATTCCACCAGCCCGTTTTGCTTGTTGTGCCAACTCATCAAACTCCGGCGCACGCACTACTCTAATATCCTGAAACTGGACATTAGTGTAACCGTCTTGTAGTGCCAAAAGCGCATCGTAACGCGCTTTTGAGGCCGTTTCGTTTGCATAATACGCTACGTCGCCGGGCAATTTTTTGTAAGTCACTTTGTAAGCCTTCATCTTTGCTCTTTTCTGCAAAGCTCAAGATACTGTTGTGCGTTTTCTAACGCTTCTTGTTCTGTATCAAAAATAGCTTGGTCGCCAACCTGTACGACAACGCCCCGCACCTTGCCAACCCATTTGTGTACGATTTTACGGTCTTGCACTTGGGAGATGCGTTGCGTAGTAGCGCGGCCACCGGCAAAGAATTTACCCCGCGCGGCTTTGGTTTCTAAACTTTGTAAAATTTTGAGGTTCTTTGAATTTGAGATTTGCGCCATTTCTTTCTGCTCCTTTGGCCTTAAGCCATATAACGCCCCAAAATTAGCCACCGCCGAGCTTGGTGGGGCGTGTAACCAAGCCTTGCGGGAGTAGCCTAGTCCTCCGTTGGCCGATTTCGATTATTTTCTACAATCGCTTCTACAAACTGCGTTAGGTGGCCTTTTTCGGTCACGGGTTGCAATCGCTCAATTAAAATTGACTTTCTGCGGTTATTTCGACCATATTTCACAGTGGCTGTATTCCCGTTTATTTCAACCAGTTCGCCAGTTTTCTGTATCATACTGACTGAACGCCCACGCTGACTAACATCTGTCCATTTCACTTTATCACCTACCTGCATTTTTTAGCACCTTCCTGCCGCAACGTGCGGCCTAACGCCCCAAAATTAGCCGCCGCCGAGCTTGGTGGGGCGTGTAACCAAGCCTTGCGGGGTGAGCCGAGCTACAGGCGGGCGGTGTGTGCGTAACGACCACGCCGCCATAACATTTTGGCAACTGCGCTTAAAACACTCATAATTTGCATTAGCATTGCTACTCCCATCTCCCCATTTTTCCCCATCAGCCTGTTTAATGCTGATATGCTCGGCAAATGTCCCGTCCGAGTTTCCTCGCCAGAATAACCCGCGATTTGCCAGATACATAATCTGGTTACTGTCAGCACTGCGTATGTCGAGCGCGGAGGTGAAAAAATCAGGTTGGCGAGTTTTGTGGCGGCTCATTTTTAGACGGCCAGCGTGGAGGGCCAACGCCGCCTGCGGGGGGCCACCTAAAAGGTGGATACCGTTAGGCCAGCCAATCATCTCGTATAAAATTGACCAATCTGCCCCTCCAAACCCTGTCGGGTAACTAAATGCCAAACGAACAGGTTTGCCGCCAATTTTAAAGGGCAACCGCGCCACCCCCGCCTTAACTTTAGGGATTATTATTACCACATCCACAAATTGGGCGGCATCCTCGGCCCACCCCAACACCTCCGGCAATTGGCCCCGCCGCTCCCAATCTAAAACGGTGGCGAGCCTGGGCTGGTATTGAGATAATGCCATCAAATATTGGCCCCGGTCAGGGTTGCGCCAGTCTTGGTCAACAAAATCTGGCTGATAATAAATTTTATTGGGGAGTTGTGCGCCATACGTAAATCCGGCCTCAATTGCTAACCGTGCGTATTCTGGGTTCCCATCCGCGCAAAAAATTAGTTCCACTTAGCAACCCTAACGCCCGCAAATAAGGCGCGGGCTAAACCTTTGAATTAAGAGGCCGGGTCTATCCCGTCCCCTTGATTTGCTTTGTTAGGTTGCGTGGTTGATTGTAGCCAAGCCGGGTATATTTTCTCGCCGTCATCGGCCTGAAATTCCGGCAACCACACTGTAACGCGATTGCGCCGCGCTGTGTTTGGTGAACCGATAGACTGAGCCAACCACTCCCCGGTAAATGAAAATTCTTTTTCTGGATACCCGCATTTTATATTTTCCATAAAGCCGCCTAACGCCACAAAATCTGCCGATTACGGGTTGGCGTAACCGGGCTGGTTGATAATAATTTTGTGGCCCCAACCGACCACGATAAAAAAACAAGATTAGTAATTCGGTAGAATTTTGATTGCTAGGCCGCTTTTGCCGATTGCTGAATTTCCCGCGCTCGCGCTTCGGCCTGATCGTAAGTTTCAAATCGTTCTAACTTCCCAGAACCTATAGGCATATCGTTCAGGGTGGGACACCACCATTCAACAAGGCCATCAGTCACCGTCATTTGAGTTATGCAGGTTGCGCCGGGTGTGCCGGTTTTTATAAGATGTTCAATTTCAGATTTTGTCATTTTGTCACCGCCTCCTCAAGCGGCCTAACTGTTTTTAGCGGGAAATGGTAAGTTAACCGCCATTCGGTTAGCAATAATAGGGCTATTCTACCATAGGCCCGGTTACAGCCGCATTGATTCAACGGGGGAGCGATAGCCGGCGGCTAAATCAACGCTGGCGGCGTTGACGTATCGGCGCACCATATCCAGCGAGCTGTGGCC